CTTAGGTGCGTTTATGATTGTCAGCTTGCTGAGTTTATACTGGGCAGTCAGAAACACCCTTATCCCAGCTTGGCTAAGAGTTGTGCTAAGTACTCTCTGGTTGGTAAGTTCTCTGATGTTGTACACCAACTATGGGCAGATGGTTACGACACTCCAAGTATTGACCGAGCAGTACTCTCCGAGTACCTCAAGCAGGATTGTCAAGCAACCTATGATCTTTATGTAGCACAACAGAAAGTTATTCCAGACAATCTAAAGAATCTTATCAAGCTACATAACTCGGATCTCTTGGTACTACAAGAGATGGAGTTTAATGGTATGCCTTTCGATAACAACAAATGTAAGGAACTTAATGAGTACTATATTCAAGAACTTCAATCTGTTAATGACCTACTTAAACATTGGTATCCTCATCCTAGTTTTAATCCCAACAGTAATCATCATCTATCTGTGCTCCTTTTTGGCGGTAATCTTGAATATGATTGCCAAGTTCCTACTGCACGCACTCTTAAGTCAGGAGCAATTAAGATTGGATCTAAAAAAGGAACCGGCTTCCTCCCAGTAAAGGGATTGTTCAAACCTGATAAGAAGTGGGAGTACAAGGCTACTAGGAATCTTAAGGACTTTGAACTGGAGCTAACCAACCAAAGGAGATTGACAGATGGTAAACAGTTACTCCAAAGAATTTACTCGACAGATTCAGAGTCCATGCAAGCTCTTAAGTCCCGAGCCAAAAGTAAAGAAGCCAAAGATCTTATTGACTTGCTCATGCGGCGAGCTTACTTGGAGAAGCTTCAGTCCACTTATTTCGGAGGATATCCTAAGCTGGTCGAACAGTATGGTTGGCAACAAGGCACGATGCATGGGCAGTTTAACCAATGTGTTGCCGTCACGGGACGGTTAAGTAGTAGCAATCCTAACTTGCAGAACATTGCCAAGGAAGTTAAACAGATCTTTAGGAGCGAGTATGAATGACATTCAGGAACTTCACGAAGACATGCTGGTCGAAGAAGGCAACATCAACAGTCCTGTTTATGATGACGCGATGGAGGAATGTTTCATCTACAATACCCTTCGTGATTACTCTTCCTTACTTAAGAAGTATGGTATTCAGGAAGTCAACAAATGGTTGACCAACATCAATGCTAATTGAGGCTGATGCCAAACAATTAGAAATTGTTTGTGCTGCTTACTTATCAAAAGACAAGGTTCTATATGACGAAATTAATGCCGGTGCCGATCTCCATGAGCTTAACAGGGCAAGACTTAAACTACCTACCCGACTTGTGGCAAAGACTTTCGTGTTCAGACTTATCTACGGAGGCTCTGCTTACGCTTATGCCAATGATCCAGAATTTACATTCGTATCTTCTTCTGATAAGTACTGGCAGTCCCTTATTGATGAGTTCTACTCCAAGTACAAGGGACTTAAGCTCTGGCATGATTCACTAGTACGTGAGGTTGTCCGCACCACAAAGATTACTATGCCTACGGGTAGGGTCTATCTTTACGAACGAGATAGTAGAGGAGAGTGGCCTCGCACCACTATTCTTAATTATCCTGTACAGGGTCTTGGTGCTGACATGATGGCGATTGCAAGGGTCAGCTTGTTCAAAAGGATAAAGAAGCAAGCTGTACTATGCAAGTTTATCTCAACGGTGCATGACTCAATCATTATAGATTCTCCAGACAGCAATGTAGAGAGAATCGTTGAGATAATTAAAGATGTCTGGAAGGATATCCCCAAGAACTATCAACACCTATTCGGTGTACCTTTCGATCTCCCATGTAAAGTAGAGATCAAGGTTGGACAGGATTGGGGAACAACTAAGGAGCTTCACTAATGCAAATCAGATTGAACGCTAAGACAGATGTAGAGAACAAGGGTAAGTACAACATGGCGGTTGTCCATTACGATCAAGATGGACAGTCCAAGGAAAAGAAGCTTATGTCGTTTACTTTCCCTGATGTTTATAAGACGTTAGTGAATGCTAATGTAGGTGACGCCTACGATATTAAGGCAGAGAAAGATGGCAAGTTCTGGAACTGGGTTCAAGCGTCCTTGGTGGGTGGTGCGGGAGCACCTGCTAGTAGCAATGGATCGTCTACGACTACCACTACAAGGGGTGGATGGGAGACTCCTGAAGAACGAGCAATTAAGCAAGTATACATTATTAGACAAAGCTGTTTATCAACCGCAGCAACTCTCTTGGCCGGTAAGGGCAAGGCTACTGATGTGGTCGAAATGGCAAAGCACTTTGAAGCCTACGTTCACGGAGTCCAAGAAGTAGACGAGCCTTCTCTTGAAGAAGGCGAAGTTAGCTAATGCCTAAGGTCGCCTTAATCGACGGCGATCTGCTGATATATCGCATCGGATTTGGGAGTAGGAACATCTCCTCCTCCCAAGCCTGTGCCAACATGGACTCAGCCATTGAAAACATATGTCGAGGTGCGGGAACAGATAAGTACAGAATCTTCCTTACCTCTCAAGACCATAGCAATTTCCGATATGAAGTCGATCCTAGCTATAAAGCTAATCGAAAAGCTGATAAGCCCCCCTACTATTTACTACTACGTGATTACTTATCCACATGCCATAACGCATGTATGGCTTTTGGATGCGAGGCAGATGACTTACTTGGGATTAACCAAACCAAAGACACTATCATTTGTTCCATTGACAAAGACTTAAGGCAGGTACCCGGTGAACACTACAATTTTGTCAAAGACTTCCTGTTTAGAGTTACGCCCACGGAGGGTCTATATTGGTTCTATACTCAGATGCTTACCGGAGACAACGCAGATAACATTAAGGGGGTGGTTCGTATTGGGCCAGTCACAGCTAAGTTGGTACTCGGTAGTCAGTACGTTATCAATAGCAAATCTAGCAAAAGAGCATCCAAATATTACCTTGACAGAATTGTTCCACTTTACAAAAAGCAATACGGCGTGGATTTTTGGGAGAAAATATGTCAGAACGGAGCTTTGTTAAAAATAAAGCAAGAAGAGAACGAACCCATCTGGCATCCTCGGGACTATCTGTCAGATCGGGACTTGAAAAGACTTTCGCAGATACCTTAGATGAACACAACATCACATACTCCTATGAGACAGATAGACTTCCATATCTTGTTCCTAGCAGCCATCATAAGTACCTTGTGGACTTCACTATCAGAGGTGCCTACGTGGAAACTAAAGGAAGGCTTACTGGTGAAGACCGCAAGAAGATGCTACTGGTCAAAGAACAGCATCCCGAGAAACTAATCGTCTTTGTCTTCAGCAATAAGAACAAGAAGCTTTACAAGAACTCCAAGACTTCCTATGCAGCGTGGTGTGAGAAGCATGGGTTTAACTACTTGGATATTAAGGAAGTGAAAGAGAATCCTCAACTACTCTTTACACTAAAACCAAAGGCTAAACCTAATGTCAAAAAGCGAGTTACCAAAAGAAGGCTACAAGATCTGTGTCATCCCTGACTGTCAAGTAAAACATGGTGTACCTTTAGATCATTTGGAGTGGGCTAGTGACTATATCGCTGACAAGAGACCAGACGAGATCATCTGCATCGGTGACTTCGCAGACATGGAATCGCTCTCCAGCTACGATAAGGGAAAGAAATCTTTTGAAGGAAGGTCTTACTTTAGAGACATCGAGATTGCAAAGCAAGGAATGTCCCTATTATGTAGTGTATGGAAACAACCCAAATCTAAATACAATCACTATGATCCTAAACAGGTTCTCCTCCTTGGCAATCACGAGGATAGGATACACCGTGTTCTTGAAGAAGATCGCATTCTGGAAGATACAATCAGCATCAGCGACTTGGGGTATGCTGACTATGGATGGGAGGTCAGACCTTATCTGTCCGTTTATACAAGCAGAGGGATCAACTTCTCTCACTATTTTTCCAGCGGTGTGCTTGGACGACCTGTGTCCTCTGCTCGTGCCTTACTTACTAAGAAACATTCTTCCGCCATCATGGGTCACGTACAGAAGCGTGACATTGCCTACGATTACACTGCTGATGGCAAGCAAATTACCGGCATCTTTGTCGGCACATTTTACCAGCACGACGAAGCCTACCTAAACCCCCAGACCAATAAGCATTGGCGGGGTATCTGGATGTTACATAACTGTGTAGATGGTGAGTTTGACGAGATGCCAGTCAGCCTTCAGTACTTGAAAGATAGATTTGAAAGGAAGTATAATGGCAAGAAAGCCAAAGTTGAGCGAAGCTCAACAACAAGAAATAAAGAAAAGCCAAGCCTCTTTAAGAGAACTAGCCGCTAAGTTTGGTGTCTCACACGCTACCATTTCAAGGATTAAATATGGAACTAAAGAAACACGGGCTGTTGATGAATGTACTGACAAGCTATGACAACCAGACCTTTGACACTGGGCGGGTCTTGGCCTTCCTCTATTTCCTTAGTACAATTATCTTCCAAGCTTGGACTGTATTTCATGGTGGGCCTTTTAGCCCACAAGATTATCTCGCTGGTGGTGGTGCTTTCCTAGCGGGGTTAGGGATCTACCTGTTTGGAGATAAGGACAAACCGGACGAGAAGACCACAGAAAGAGTCACAGCAAGCACCTTTACGACCCTTACGGAGAAGCCAAATGTGGTTGACCATACTCCCCCTGCTTAAACAAATTTGGATGCCTCTGGCGTTGATCTG